CTTGCGAAACCAGGTGGTACACATTACCTATTAGCATCACTTTCCGGCGGTTTAAACCTATTGATAGGTGTGGAAACAGATTACTTTATGTTCTACGAAGCCTATGCTGGTGCAATATACTCACAACAGAAACTGAGAGATTATAGTGCATGGTATCATCTTGTATGTGCTGTAGATACTACTCAATCTACAGATACTAATAGAGTTAAAATGTATATCAATGGTGAGCGTGTAACTGAATTTTCATCAGCTGCATGGCCATCACTTGACCGTACCACAGTTTTTAATAGCAGTGGTGTGGATATGAAGATGGGTAATTACTCTACAGCTTATAGTGATTTTGTAATGTCTGAAGTACATTACTTTGATGGTCAACAGTTAGAGGCTTCTGATTTTGGTGAAACAGATTCAACCACTGGTCAATGGGTTCCTAAGAAATATTCAGGTAACACTGCTAGTTATGGTACAAATGGTTTTTATCTTAAATTCAACGGTACAGATGTAGGTGAAGATTCAAGTGGTAATGATAATGATTGGACTCCTACAGGTATAGATACAGCATTAGGAACTGGTAACTATTTATCTGGAACAATAACTGGAACACCCTATAACGCAAACTATACGTTCAAAAACCTGTTTAACGGCGCTCATAGTGGTTTAGGGGCACAAGCAAACGGGGCTCTGTCCGCTAGCAGTTATAAACTTGTATTCCCTACAGCAATAACTGGTACGAATATCTATGTTCTTGGTGATGGTACCGCGCTGAATGCAAGTGGAACTGGTTTTAATTTCAACGATATAACAGCAACAACCTCAAACACTACATTATCAGGTAGTGGTTCGACTTATAAATGTAAACTAGATGATGTCACGTCGTTATCCAGCATTACTGTTGGAGCTGCAGTGAATTGCCAAGGTATTGAAGTAGATGGGGTTATATTAGTAGATAATAGATTCACACCTGATTGCGACGTTTCAGATGATGTACCGACTACTTTTGAAGGTACTGGTAATGGTAACGGTAATTACTGTACATGGAGTCAGAATTTTGGTCAGATCACCAGTAGCTATGATAATTCAATTACCCACGGGAATCTAAAAGTTACTGGGACGGGTGATAGACATGGTACTATGAGATTCGGACCAGGCAAGTGGTATTGGGAATTGAGATATGATGGCGGCACCTTAGGTCAAGCATATCATGGAGTTGTCGATATTCGTAACACTCAAGACCGTGTTTGGCCTACTGGCGATATCTGCGCCACTAGAGACAGTGGTTATGGTTTCTATGGTGATAGCTCTACTGGAAGCTCTATGTCAGCTTGGGCAGAATTCGATATAATAAATTTTGCCATTGATGCAGATAATAATAAATTCTTCATGGGGCTAAATGGTACTTGGTTGAATAGTGGTAACCCGGCTTCTGGTACAGGAGCTAGTTTCACAGATCGTGACTTCGCTAACTATACACCATTATTTTCTGATGCCAATACGGATGCCGCATATACAGCAAACTTTGGAGCTAGACCATTTGCATATACACCACCAAGTGGTTTCAAAGCACTGAATACTTATAACCTATCACCAACTATTGAAGACCCAAGTAAGCATTTCAATACAGTATTATATACAGGTGATTCTGGTACTTCAAACGCAATTACAGGAGTAGGATTTGAACCAGGTCTTGTATGGATTAAAAATAGAACTAATGCTAATCACCACAGTCTATTTGACCAAGTAAGGGGTGATACAAAGGTAATATATGGTTCCGACCCTGCAGGTGAAGATACGATAAGTGACTTCAGTTTCACTTCTGACGGGTTTACCACAGATTCTACTGATGCTGGATATAATGGTGCATATAATTATACAAGTTGGAACTGGAAATCAGCATCGACAGACACTACAAAATCTGCTGGTGCTTTAAATAGCTCAGTGTATAATGAGGATGATTGGATTGACGCCACTACTACCTCTAACGGTGCTATTTGGCCCGGAGCAAGTCTATCAACTATTTTAAATGGTCAAGACGGTGGATCGTTCCATGGTGATCATAACGCCTCACCATCATATTTGCTCTTTGAATGGGATTCTGGGACAATTAGTGGTAACGTGCGTTTAAAACTTAGAACCTACGGTACTGCAGCACATTCATATAAAGTTGCTGGTGACGCCACAGACCACAGCATAACCGTTCCTACTCTTTCGACCTTCGATTGGTATGATCTGGGTAACATTGATCTTGTTGAATATAAAGGTACGTGTCCAAGTTCAGGTAATGCTGCAGCTATTGAAGCTATTGAATTAGATGGAAAGATTCTTGTAGATAATAGTCAAACACCAACAAACGTTCCTACAATCAACACAACATACAGAGCTAATCCAGAAGCTGGATTCTCGATTGTAAGTTATACAGGTACAGGTTCTAATGGAACTGTAGCTCACGGTCTAAATGCAACCCCAAATCTTATTCTCATTAAAAATAGGGATTCATCAACATCTTGGCCAGTTTACCATAGTGTAAAAGGTATTGGAAGCTATGGTGTATTGGAAGAGGATTATACGTGGCAGACAGGATCAGCTTCAGCTATCTACAACACAGAACCAACGTCTAATGTATTTGGCGTCGGTACGGGCAGTTGGGTTAACACTGATGACGCTGAATATGTAGCCTACTGTTGGTCTGAAGTAGCAGGATATTCTAGGTTTGCTGATTATCATGGTAATGGTGAAAATGGTGATGGCCCATTCGTATGGTGCGGCTTTAAACCAATGTGGATTCTAATAAAACGAACTGATTCTGGTGCTAATTGGGCACTATATGATAGTAAAATCAACCCTTATAATGTAAGTACTAATTCATTCTCTACATCATCAGTAGGTGCTGAAACAGCGATTACCTCAGATGATATTGATATACTTTCAAACGGATTTAAATGTAGAGCAAATGATAGTGTTATTAACGGTTCAAACACAGCTACATATATCTTCGCAGCTTTCGCAGAATCACCTTTCAAACACGCTAACGCACGTTAATTAATTATGTTTATGTTAAATGGCAAGCCACTTGCCTTAGATGTGGCCTTCAATCATAATAGAGTAAATTACCCAGCTAACTGGTTAAGATTAGCAACGTTAGCTCAGAAGCAAGCAATTGGCATTACCGAAGTAGCAGGGCCAGCTTGGTTTGACCAACGTTTCTATTGGGGAGTAGATAACCCTAAACCTGTTGCAGATCTCAAGACGCAGTGGATTGACGTTCAGAAGCGTACAGCAGGCTCTCTGCTGTCCAAAACTGATTGGATGATCATTCGTAAGGAGGAGGCTGGTACGGCCGTTCCTAGCGCCACACAGACGTATCGTACGGCTGTTAGAACACAGTGTAAGGCACGAGAAGATCAGATCACTGCTTGTAGTACTACTGCTGAGCTTGCCGCACTGATTGGTGACGGTAAGCGTCAGGGTACTGAAAAGAAAGATTCTGACGGTAACTCCTTCGATCCAAAACAATATAACGAAATTGTTCTAGAGGCTTGGCCTACTGAATAATGACTGAACCACCCGTCTTTCCATCCATAAATCTACCAACTCAAATACTACCAGATCCACCCATACTTCCTACACCTATCTTAGAGGTACCTAGAGCTGATGTTCCAACATACATGCCTATGTTTGCACCACCAGATCAATTAAGACCTCCTGTTGGTGTACCTAGAGAAGGTGAGGAAGAAGTAACAGAAGAGGAGAAGGCACAAACAAAACAGGAGAATCCTCTACCTGAAGTCCGTAGAGTTAACATTCCTTGGACTGATATAGAGGTACCTGTTCCAAAAGAAGAGATTGTAGCAACGGCAGCAACCACTGCTGCAGTCTCTGTGGTGGCAACTTTAACCGCTACTTCTCTCTTCAATTACTTGGTTAAAATCTTTAAACCTGTATTTATGCAGGCTGTCAAACGTATACAGAAGAAATTTGGAAAAGACGGACCAACCGAAACCGAAGAACGTCCTAGCGAAACTTAAAGATGGTTTAGACGATAAAGAGGAACAACTAGAGATTTTATCAACTTTTGTACGTCTAGGTGTTGTAGTCTGGGCTGGTTTTATAATCAGCCTTAATTACGTTGAAATACCTGGATTAGGAGAACAGACACCCAAAGATATAACCTTTATAGCCAGTATATTTACTGGCACACTGGCTACTTTTGGCATACAACCTTCTAATAGAAATGGCAAAAAAGATGACTAAACTATGGCTTATTCCACTTATTCTACTCCTTCCTTCAGCGGTGAGGGCAAATCAAATAACACCACAGTTCACTCAAGGGAGCATGCAAGCTACCACAACCACGACACAAGTAATAACCGAAATCATAGACCAAGAGGTGTATGGAGGTACTTACAACAGCTGGTCAGGTACCAACGTAGTACCCAGTGGAAACATTGTAGATCCGAACACAACTTACTCAGTACACACAGCAGGAGAGCAATACCAACTAGAGACTGTAACACGTCCAGCAGGAGTGGTAGAACAGATCGACATCGATCGAGTTATTACAACAAACTCCACTACTACCTCGCTCTCGGTCTTCTCACAATAAGTAACCCAGCTACGGCTGAGGTATATAACAATGCAGCACCAACCAGTACTGCAACAGGAAATGTTACTAATCAGGCGGTGCAGTTCCAGAATAATGGATCACCGTCTAGACAAAACTATGGCGGTGGGATAGCCTGTAATGGTCCTACCATGACTTTAACTCCTTTTTATATGGGTAATGACACTATACCATATGATAACACAAGTTACGTAACAAGTAACAACTGGGGAGCACAGCTTAACTTCATGGTACCACTTGACTGGGGAACAGTTAATAGATGCAAAGCTATTGCTAAACGTCAAGAGGAGAAGTTAAGATTAGACTATGAACTTGTAAGAGCGCTTAAGTGTGCAGAGTTACAACAGAAAGGCTTTGCTTTAAGGCCTGGATCACGTGTAGAACATCTATGTCATGATGTTGTACCTATAGCATTATTAAACAAACAAACCACTGAATAATGGAACTACTATTTTTATCTGAACCCGCCTTTTGGGTGATCGTTGCTTTAGCATCAGAACTGATCGCTTTATCTCCACTTAAGGAGAACAGCGTCATCCAAACTATTCAAACTCTACTCAATAAACTAAAGCCGAGCGAAGAGCCGGAAAGAAATGACTAAGAAAGCAACAGAAGACCAATTTAATGAGTTACACAATCTAGTCACTAAGGAGTTTCTTAAAAGGGTTAAGAGCGGTGAGGCTACCGCTCATGAACTCAAGGCTGCCTGTGATTGGCTAGTAAAGAATGATATTAGTGGTGTTGCTTTAGAAGGTAACCCATTACATAAGCTTGCTAGTGTATTGCCTCAAGTAGAGCCTGAACTTGTACAGAGGAGACTGTATGGCAAAAAGTACTAACTACTATAATAGTAATGCTGATGCATTAAAGATCAAAAGAGCATACCAAGCTAAGTATAATAAGAGACCATCACAAGTTGCTAAACGTACAGCATTGAATGCAGAGAACCGAAGGAGAGGTACCTATGGGAATGGTGATAACTTGGATGTCTCGCATAAACAAGGAGGGGGCACCAAGCTCGAAGGACAAAGCAAAAACAGAGCAAGAAACAGAGGAAAAGCGTGATGAGGATGAAGTAGATGAGTAGACGCAGTGCAGAATCTATTGGTAGGGATATTCTACAACATTTAACGGATGACCCAAATTCAAAGTCTTCACAGGCATTATTTGACCTATGGAATACTGATATACGTGATCCAAAAACAAAAGAAATCATACAACCAAAAAGGATACATTGTAAAACTTGTAAGAGTTGGGATGATATTAAAGCAGTAGTAACCAAGATGCAGAAAGATGGTAAATCACTTGGAGAAATACGCAAAGCTACAATCTCACATAAAAATGTACTTGGTGAATTTATAATCGATAGAAAAGGTTTTAATCCAAGGAATGTTAGAGATGATCTACATATAACAACCGAACGTATCATAAGAGAATGGGGAAATAAACGTCGTCCTGGTTATGGAGATCTGGCTGTGAAAAGCTGGAAAACTAAAATAAAACAAAATTGGGATAAACTAGCACCAAACGATAAGAAAAAGTTCATTAAATTATTTGGTGTAAAAGGTGACCTTAGAGAAATACATAAAGGTCATGGTTTTGCTTCCATGATTGGTGGGCTTGCAGATCCATCTAATATAGCACCACAATTAGGTGCACTCAACACGGCTCTAAAGGAAAACCCAAGATTTGCAAAAGATCTTATGGAGCAGTGGGGTATGGGAGGTGATGGCACTAAAGCCTTTTTTAACTCAAGGTTGGCAAAACTTGATCCAACTAATATACCAGATGCTGTTTGGCTACACCTTGCAGAAACAGATGTAGTAGATCCAGAACAATTAGAAATCTTAACTGCTAGATTAGGTGAACTTAGAAGTCAAGGAGTTAACATAGAAGAAGCAGCACAACAAATCTGGGAAACTGGCGAAGAAGTAACTTTAGATAAAATTAATAGGCACTTACCTACGCCAGATACTACACCAATGCCAACAGTAAATCAAAAAGGTTTAGAGGTAGTAGACCATATACCAGATCAAGGCAACTTATTAGGTAATGATTTAGATCTACTTAATAAATTAGGCCTCAAAGATCAGAAATTCATCCAAACTCTATTATCAGGTGGTGCTGAAGCTATCGAAGCGTGGCGATCTCTACCAAAACCTTTGCAAAGAACCATACTAGGGGCACCACTAGCAACTGTTGGTATGGCATTTGATGCTTTAGAGATAGGTGCTAGAGAAGCTGACTATGCTGAAGATCCGAGCCTTATCAATAATATTGATAGAGGTTTAGCCTATACTTCAGGGGCATTAGGTACAGCTAGCGGTGCTGGGTTTGTACCAGCAGAAATACCGCAATTGGGAGTACAAGGTGTACAAATGGTAAGTGATGAGCTTCAAAAAGACAGATCACAAGATGTTGAATATGGGATGGAGTATGAAGCTAAGCGAAGAGCAGAAATCTATCGTAAACAACAAGCTGATAAATATTATAAAGCAGGTGGTGGCAACGCTGCTATGGTTAAACATGGATGGTCTATAGAACAAACACAAGAGCAAGGAAGAAAGAACTTAAATAAACAATGGCTATCAACACCAGAACGTACTGACTAAAATGAACACCCAAGGAATGACATCAGCTGGGCAGAACTTCCAATTCTGCCGTAAAGCTAGACCACAAAGCGACTTTGGCCCAATGAAAGTCGTTAAACCAGAACCATTTACAGATATGGAGATTGCACAGTTAGATGCGCTAATCAAGAAGAACCTAAACGAACTATTTGACCCGATTTAATTATGGCACTT